CATGCTACTAACAAGTAGCATTTTTAGTCTCTAGGAGGTTTTATTATGAGAAGAGATTTGAAGGCTTGGATTGGAATCCTAGCATTGGTAGGGGTTGTTGCACCATTTAGCAACTTTGCTAATGCATCAAGTACGGAAAATAATTTACTAATTAAACAGGCTGAAGAACCTGCTGCCACCCACAAGGTGGCTTTTGTTGTTTCTAAAGCAAAAATGTTAGAACGTTATGAAAACAAAACACATCTTACAGATGTTGAATTAAAGAAGTTGCTTTCTTTGGTGGGGTTTGAAGGTAACGATTTAGTAGTGGCTTGGGCTATTGCCAAGAAAGAATCTAATGGTCGTCCTTTAGCATTTAACGGAAACCATAAGACTGGGGACTCCTCATATGGAATGTTCCAAATTAACATGATTGATACACTGGGTCCAGATAGACGAGATAAGTTTGATCTTGACTCTAACGCTGAATTGTTTAATCCCGTCAAAAATGCGGAGATTGCATACTACATGTCCAATGGTGGAAACGACTGGTCTTCTTGGAAGGGTATTACTCCAAGGACCAAAGAATGGATGAAGAAGTTTCCTAGATAATTTTAGGTAATAAAATACCCCCTTGGAGAAATCCTTGGGGGTTTTTATTTTTTATTTAAAAGTCTTTTCCTCTTACCTTCATAAGTGAGCCTTTACGCCAGAACTCCATATTTGAATACTTGTGCTTAATATAATCAGAAAGTATATCGGTATCTGTAGATGACTTAGAAAGAGACTTTTTTATATCATGAAGATTTTTGGGTAAACCAAGAATCTCATCATTATCTTTTTCTAACTTCTCAATTTTCTTAAAATTATGACTATAATGAGGCATCTCTAAGAATTCATAGATCCCGTTCATTGTTTCTTCTGGTTTAGATATTAGATCACGGTATTCTACTATATGGAATATACCCTTGTTTTCTGGGTAAAAAGCAGATGCTAAAGATAACAGACTTTTATCTATATCTTCAAGTGGAGACATTAGGTGTTCACAAATAATATCTTTTTGAGATCTATAATTATTTATAAAACCATTTTTTTGATAAACCTCTCTTTTTAAATAATCTGCATCCATTTTTATAAAAGAAGCAATAATTTCTAGTATGTCTCTTACCGTAAAAATAATCTTAGGTTTTGGGTTTACAAATTTTTTAATAATTTCTAAGTTTGCTGGTGTGCCCCATGCTTTTTCTCTATCAATAATTACTGGCTTTTCTACGTCTTTATAGTAGTTGTCTAAAAAGGAAGAAAGAAATATTTCTGACTTAACTTTATTTTCTTCATTTCTAATGGATTGCTCTATTGTACTGTAAGCATTTGCAAAGTCAAACATATAGGTTGGCAATGGACTTAATGGGGTACTGTAGATTTCTGGGTTTTGATTAAATATTGCAGACAATAATGTATTTCCGCTACGTGGTAATCCTGCTAAAAAGTGATATGTTTTATCCATACCTCAAATATACCACAAAACTTATGGTTGTGCAAACTAAAAATCTCTTCCTCTTATTTTTATTTTAGAGTCTTCTCTCCAGAATTCTAAATTACAATATTTATCTCTAATATAACTAGAAAGAATGTCCGTATTATTTAATGACTTAGAAAGAGTGCTCCTAATCAGGTGTAAATCTTTTGGAAGGCCAAGACCTATATCGTCGTCTGTTTCTACTTTTTGTATTTCATCAAAATTATGGTGATAGTTATCAATTTCTAAAAATTTATAGATTTTGCTCATTGTTTCTTCTGGATGTAAAACTAAATCATTATATTCAACAATATGGAATATCCCCTCATTTTCGGGAAGAAATGCAGAACCCAAAGAATTTAGAACTTGGTCCATTCTTCCATCTAATTCCATATATGAATCACAATATACGTCCATAACAGACCTATAGGAAAAAGATAAATGATTTTTTTCAAATGCCTGTTTTTGCAAAAATGTTTCATCTAAAAGAATAAAAGAAGATAGTATTTCTAAAATATCTCTAACTGTAAATATGATTTTAGGTGTTGGGGTAATGTATTGTTTTATGTTGTTTAAATATTCTGGAGATCCCCACATTTTTCCTCTATCAATAATGTGCTTTTTGTCTACACCGTTATAAAAATTTTTTATTAAATTTTTAATTAATTCTTCTGATCTGTCTATGTTTTCTTTATTTCTATTTACTTGCTCTACTGAATTATGCATGGTTGATAGTTTATTTATATATTCACCAACGGGGCTTAATGGACTGCTATATATATCTGGATTTTGATTTAAGATTGCAGACAAAAGAGTATTTCCAGACCTTGGAAGACCCGCTAAAAAATAATATGTTTTATCCATTTAATGGTTTAACTATTATAAAGATCTTTTAGTCTTTGATTTTCTTCTTTATCTTGATTAATTTTTTCTATAAGATAACTATCATACTCTTCTTGAGTAAGAAAAACATTGTTTACATAATAGTTTCCAATTTGTGCTTTAATATTATCTAATACCTCAACACATGGGGATCCCGTTAGTTCTGTCGCCAACTCTTCTGATTCACAAATAATAAGATTATTAATTAAATATTGTGAAAGTACTGCAAATGTTTTCATATTAACTCCATTCTATTATTAAAGGTTTTACCATCATAGTAATCTCCAATGACTGCAGGACTGTTCTCTTCTGTCATTTGAATAAAAATATTATGTTTATTTATTTTTAAATTTTTTTCTTCTAAGTTAAAAGTATACCCTATAACTTTGTTGTCAGATAGAATAGCCCACATTAGTAATAAATATAGGCTACGCCCTGTGCGCCTGCCCCTCCAGCACCAGAAATTGCAGTGTAACTGCCTCCAGATGGTCTTGTTGTCGTACAGGCTCCACCACCACCACCGCCGCCGCCATAATTTGAACCTGCTGTACCGCTTGTTGCTGTTGTATTTGCAGTATTAGAAGCGGCTCCTGCTCCACCTGCGCCACCTGCGCCGCCAACTGCTCCTGCTGCTCCCCCAGCACCTCCAGTTCCAGGAGTATAAACATTTCCTGCATAAATACGAGGTGAACCACCACCTGCTCCACCACCGCCGCCACATAAAGTATTTAAAGATCCTGTTCCTCCTACTCCGTTTTGGCCACCGTAGCCATCAACAGTTGTGCTGCCATTATTCCCAGCGGTTCCGCCTGCAGCACCGTTACGACTTCCTGCTCCATAGTTAGATCCAAATGGAGCAGAACCTCCACCGCCTGAACCGCCTGCGCCGCCTGTAAGTCCACTATTAGAGTTACCGCTGATTCCACCAGAACCCCCTGCTGCTGCTGCCTCGCCAACTCTTGTTGATCCACCTGCAGTTCCAGCATTGCAATCAGAATTGCCATTAGTACTAGTTTGTGCTCCACCGCCTGCGCCACCTGCGCCAATAATGAAAGGAGCAGATGAACTTGTAGAAACTCCTAGTCCGAATGATACAAAGCCAGAGCCTCCTCCAGAACCGCCATTTTTTCCTTGGCCACTGCTTGCGCTATTTGCTTGTGAAGTTGATCCTCCAGAGGCTCCACCTCCACCGCCTCCAACCAATACATAATAATAATTAGTTGTTCCTGCTGTAAAAGAAACAGTAGACGACGATGTTACTGTGTGTTTTAAAGTTGGTTGAACTTGAGAAAATGATGCTCCTGCTGAAGCGGCTGGAAATACTGTTGATGCCATTTTAGATCTCCTCTGTTGGTGTAATTACTGGTTGTTCAAATGTTGTACCGTCATATTTAAGACCAATATGGGCTGGGTTCTCACTTGTGTATTCAACACAGGTTGAACCTGTTACTTCTTCGGCTATCTCTTTTGAGTCAGCAGCAATAATATTTGTCACGCTATTTCCTGATATAACTGCAAAATTCATTTTATTTCTCCTTAGTAATAAATCAATACTGCGCCTACGCCACCTGCGCCACCTGTTGGATAGCCGTTACCGCCACCTGCGCCACCACCGCCGCCGCCGTTACCACCTGCGCCACCAGTGCCTGGTGTACCAGATGTTGCGCTAGTTCCATTAGTGCCTACTGCAGCAATTCCTCCACCGCCGCCGCCACCGCCGCCTGCATTGGCCGCTCCTGAGCCACCGCTACCGCCTGCAAAAGTACCTGCTCCACCTGCGGAACCAGCAGTACCAGTAACAGGGCCACGTCCACCGCCACCGCCGCCTCCTGCAAAAATACCTGCACCGCCAATGCCAGCAGTACCACCGCTGCCTCCTCCACCGCCACCGCCGCTAGTTCCCGAGGTACCAACAATATTAGCATTACCGCCTGCGCCACCAAAGGCGTATTGATAAATACTACCAACTCCACCAGCGCCACCGCCACCGCCACCGCCACCTGCTGCACCATATTCGCCAACTGCGCCAGAAGAGCCACCTGGGCCGCCACCGCCACCGCCACCTGCTGCAAATAATGATCCAATGTTGCTCCTGCCGCCGCTACTGCCACTCCCGTTGCTGCCGCCAGCACCTCCTGCTCCTATAGTTATTATAGATGGTGCAGGTATCCAACCACACAGAACTGCTCCTGCTCCTCCACCGCCTCCAGTAACAGTGTTATTATAAGTGCCTCCAGCACCGCCACCGCCACCGCCTGCTACAACAGCAAACACCTGCGTAGTGCCAGCGGGATAGGTAAGACCTGATTGTGATGTTGTATAAGTGTTTCTAAGAGTAAGTCCTACTGGGATTGCCGTAGGAAGTGTAGTTGGTGTAGTTGTTCCTGATGACGATGCTGCAGGGAATACTGTACTTGCCATTTTTAGATCTCCTCTAGTCTTTCATCCCAAGCAATTGTTTGCTCGTTCCAAGTATACTTTTTCCCATCATTTGGAAAAGCAACTGGGGTTTTCCAATTAAAGTTTTCGTCTAATACCCATGAAGGATATGGCTTTGGGCTAATGAATATATCATTTATTGGATCATAAATATCTTCTGCTCCCGCATATTTTCTACGGATTGAGCCGTTAAAGGATGTCTGAATCCAATTTGTTTCTTGTCCAAAAAGAGATTTACAATATGCAATTCCAATTTCTTCTTTTTCAATTCCATTTTCATCCATAGTATCTTGATCAGATACAACAATTACACGGACTACTTTATTATTCTCTAACTCTGCATAATGTGCCATTTTATTTATTCTCCTTATGACCAATAGGTAATTTCTGCATACCCTGAACCGCCTGAGCCTGCTGCCAAAGTATCTGCTGCACCGCCTCCACCTCCGCCAGTATTTACTGTTCCAGATGTAGGTTGATATAGTGTTCCAGTATATCTTGAACTACCACCTGAACCGCCACCATCTTGACCAGGAATTCCATGTGCGACGTATGCTGCGCCTCCGCCGCCTCCGCCGCCAAAACCAAACCATCCTTTGCCTCCAACTGATGTTCCAGCACTGCCGTTACCATTTGTACCCATAAATCCTGTTGAACCAGTGGATCTTGGATTGTAATTTCCTGTTTGATTATTAGGTCCGTCGTTTCTATTTGATGTAGCAAAGGATAAAAATCCTTGCATTGCTCCAGCACCTCCACCTCCGTTGGTGTTAGCCCCTGATGGCCTTACTGTACCTCCACCGTTTGCTCCACCAGAGGCTGCTACATACAATGTATCGTTTAGATCTATTGCCGCTCCACCTCCACCGCCAAGAACCGTGACTAAAGCACCAAATGATGAGGATCCGCCAGTTGATCCAGCAGAAACTGTAGATCCTGCTGCTCCTCCTGCGCCAATCACAACGTTATAGGATGTTCCAGGAGTTACGGGAACGTCTCTCATAAAAATTCCTCCACCGCCGCCGCCTGCGCTAGCACTAACATTTCCATTTGTTCCTCCACCGCCTCCTCCTCCACCAACCATAAATAAAGAGATTGAAGAGCAGTTAGATGGTGCAGTAAAAACTGTTGTACCAGATGTGTATCTTATTGTTTTTGGTGTAGGGGCTCCTGCTGCTGGAGCAGGAAATACTGTTGATGCCATTATGCTTTCTCCACTTTCTTTGCGTGGAGAATTGCGGTATTTACGAATATGGCCCTTGTTAGAACCTTAGTTGCTATAGCCATTGGTCACTATCTCCTAAGTTTAATAGGTTTATTATATCATATTTTATATAAGGGGCTTAACCCTATCCCCTTTTAATTTTTCTATCATTTCTTCAAAAGAGTCTTGTCTAGAATCTATCTGAACATAGTCTACATTGACATGCTTTCCAAACTCTTTATAATGGTATCTAAATAGTGGATTAACCATTATCTCTACCCCCTTTGTTTGTTCATTACCCCAAAATAAGTTAAATAATCCTGTCCCAGAAACGCTTGCTATTGTCTTTGCCTCACTAAATAGTTTAATTTGTTCTATAAGTCCATAGTCTTCAGCATAAACAATTTCATATCCATTAGATTTAAAAAAATCTTCTAATCTTTTTTCGTCTTTATAATATCTTTGTTTTGATCTGAACTCTTCTATTCTTTCAAGATATTCAACATTATATTTTTCTCTGGAAATAAATATATTTCTAGTTTTTTCTAAGGCCATATACGATTCAAAGTCTTTTCTTATTATGTCTATTGCTAAATAGTTATATTTAAACCATTCACTAGTCCCGCAAATTTCTGTTCCCATATAGCATTCACAAAAGGGAACATAACGTGGAATTGGCAAAGTTTCTGAAAGATCAAAAAACATTATAATTTCATCAAACATATAGGTATTTTTAGATATATCTATTATTTCTTCTTTATAGTTAAGGATGGTAATAAGGTCTTTACAAATATTGTTGTCTTTAGCCAAAAGCCCCCTTGATGAGTCTTCAAACAATACTGGTCTTAGGTTTGGATATTTTAATTTTAAAATTTTAAACTGAGCATAAACATCCATTAAAGAATGGCCGTATGGAAGAAACATAGAAAATAAAAATATTTGTCCTTCATATATTATTGGCTCAGCGTTATTGTTAGTTTTTAAATTATATATACTAAAACTGTTAAAGTTAAAATCAAGAAATTTATTCTCTTCTATTTTATAATATGTTGTCTCTGTCATTAAAATTTTTCCAATTCTATTGGTTTGTCATTATTTATCATAAAATATAGATATTGCTGCCCTTGGGTTTTCACAAAAAACTGTGTGGTTAATTCCAGAGGGCACAAACAGAACGTCTCCTGGGTTTACAGTTAAGGTTTGATAAGGAGAGTCTTCTTGTCCTGTTTCACAAATTCTCCATTCAACAGATCCTATTGCCTGCCATAAAAATGAATCTCTTGTGTCTGTGTGTACTGGGATTGTTTTCTGCTGACCAACAAAATTAATTAATGTACATCCACTGTTTGGCTCTCTGCCAAACAACTCTGTTGTTTTTGCAAATATATCCTTTAGTTGACTAAAGCAGTCTCCGCTGTCAACATGATATCCAGCCAGAAACAGACTGTCCCAAACCTGCAAAGCCCCAATAACTTTTACTGGACTTGGCAAAGTAACTTCTGGATGTTTAACGGTATAATCACAATGACTAATAAACTCATCCCAGCCAGTTGTTGATGGAATTAAACTTGGAATGTATAGCAAGTCAATATTCTCTTTGGCATCTAAAATGTCTTGTTGGGTAATATTGCTTTTATCTATATGTATAATATTATTCATTATTAATTACCAGGTTAATTACAAATCTAGGGGTTAGGGTTTCAATCTCATGATTAATACCCTTTGGAATAAAAATAAAGTCCCCTGGCTCAATATATGTTTCTACTTCTAAGTCTTCGCCAGTTCTCCATAATGATGTGCCTCTGCAGTTCCACTGGAATTGATCAACATCATCGCTATGCTTTAATCCTACTTGCCCACGGTTAGCCATTAGACTTACCAAAGAAAATGTATTAGCAAGCCTATGGCCATAAACATCTTTTGCCCAATCTAAAATTGGTATAAGTTCTTTTACATCTGACTCAAGAGGATCTTTTGGATCAAATAATTGATATGTAAGTCTAGACCAGAATCTACATCTTAACTGAAAACTAAGATATGCCTCACCCAAATTTTTAGTGCTTAGGTGACTTTTATCTGGAAACTCTTCAACATCTCTTGCCACATACTTTGCAATGATTGCTAACATAGTCTCCCATTTTGGAGTATCTGGAAAAGCATTCCTAAATACATGAATCTTTCTATCTCTTATTGCTTCTTCTATTAGTTCTTGATTAATCATTACCGTCTGCCTTTCCTAGTTGAGGTTCTGGATTGTATTCTGCTGTAGATCCATCACTTCTAAGATTTTTAATTTCACCCTGAATAGGATCAAGTTTATAACGCTTGCCCCAATATCCTGCTGGATAGTGATAAGGATTATCTACATTATCAGTTCTAGTTGGCAATGGGTTTTCATTCCATTTGCCCTTTATTGTAACTAAAGATGCTCCACAGAATCTTTCACCTGAAGTTACTTTCTTAACTCCATGACGAGTATTACCTCTGTGCATAGCCATAGATCCTGCTTTTGGCTTATACAAATAATCGTAGTCTGGATAGTAGATTTCTCCACCTTCATAGTCATCATTAAAATAAACTACGCTTCCCCACATAATTGGGCTTTCCATATGTCCTTGATTATCTATATGGATAAACATCTCTAACTCAGCATCTCCATCAAAAGCCATATTGCTTGATCCATCAAACATCTTAATTAAATTGTGTGGAGAAGGAACCCATTCTGCTTGATAGTCATGCTCATTTAAAGCATCTGTGACTCTTTGCAATATAGCATTTAGGCTAGGCATTACCTCATCCATAACATTCTCATAGCCAGGATTTAATTTCATTTGGTGGTCATTAATTAAACGCTTACCCCAATATTTAAATTCATGCTCTTGTAGATTGTCGTAGTCAAAGTTTCTCATAAATGAGTCTAGTAATTGAACTTCTTCTGAAGTTAGGAAATCTTCAAATATAAGAACATTTCCATTGCACTTCTCTTCTATTTTCATAATAGGTTCCTTTCAATAGCATTCTGTCTTCTAATCATATCGTGTTTTTCTTCAGGTTCAGTAATTGACCAGTGATCTGGCTCTACATAGAAAAAGAAAACATTGCAAACAACATTATCTTCACCATCTGGAAAGTCTTCTCTCCAGTGCTTTTGGCCTTCTCCATAATACAGCAGGGCTTCATTTTCCTGCAAAGTATAAGGAACCCCTTCAACATATAAATCCCAAGGAGTAGTTTGATATACACAAAGGTCTATGCTGTAAGTACATGGAGCAACGTCTCTATGTTTTTCTAAGGAAGCCTGTCCATAATACCAAGATCCAAAATTAAAAGAAGGAACCAAGTTTTTGCTTTCAAAGAAATCCTGGGCTATAGGTGTTAGTTTTTTATGCAATGACTCTAATATTTCAGAGCCACCAAACTCATATCTGTTAAACTGATCAGAATGTCCTAATGTTAACTTATCTAATCCCTTTACATAGTCCTGTAGTTGTTTAAAGTCTTCTTCTGATAATAAGTTATTTATGATTAATGGCTGCTTCATTTTGGCACTCTTTTCTGATGGTCGGGATATGGTGTTCCATCAAAATTTATACCGTTAAAATATCTACGGCCAGATTGATGGGGTTTTGTTTTGTCTATTGTATCTCTTTCGTTGCCTAGGCTTACTGATTCTTGAACCTCATTAACATGCAATTCTCTGTCAAAAATATCCGTAACAAGTCTTGCATCAAAGTTATCTACAAAGTGTCTTGGGATTGGAATAAAGGCTCCTAGTGGATCACCTTTCTTTACTGTTATCTTTAAATTTGGAACGGTAACTTTAATGTTAAAAGTAAAATCACGTTTAATTTGATCAGTCTCAATAACTCCAGTCATAGATACACACCCTGGAATAAACATATTTGGTGGTTGAATTGTCATTAGATTAATTCCTGGAGAAGTTTTTAACGCAAACATATTTTGAACAGTAATAATTCCACTACCAAATCCACCTTTAATTACCTGTTTATTATTATTGTCATCATTTAAGAAAGTAATTTCTGGATTTGCTCCTGTTCCATCCCAAATTACTTCAAAATCTCTTAATGACTCTATAACAAACCCATATTGGTTTCCAATG